GACAGCATTTACGAGAAGATGGGCTGATCATGGCAATTCTTTCCCTGTGGGAGACCGGCATTTATATGCAGCGCCCGCTTCATGCACACTCAACTTGGGCCAGAACACAGGCCAGCATTGAACTTTCTGTTTTGAAAGAAACGGTTACACAGGGCTGGACGGCCTATGACTGTTGATATTCCAGGCGGTTTGGGTAGTAATATTTATCCGATCCGCCTGGGGTTTCTTTTATGGAAAACGACAAAATTGGGAACGTCACTGACGCAGCCGCAGCTATTACTGTCGCCGCTGTTTGGATGGCGTGGTTACCAGTCGCCGCTGCTGTAATTACCATAGTCTACACCCTATGGAGACTTATTTCCTCGCTTGATTACCGACGCCAGAGGAAGCAATTCCCCTTCGCTCCGTTCGGTTCTCAGGGTATAGACGCTAAACACCCCCACAAAGACGGGGAGAGTTAGAGGGGCTTGTCTTGCCAAACCCAGGTCACTCCAACGAGGCCCTAGAGGCCACTGCAAAAGCCTACAATGATTTTAAGGGCGATGCCAAAGCGGCGGCAGCTTCCCTCGGCGTACTGCCCGCGACATTCCACACGCGCCTTCACCGCATACGCGCCACCCACCCACAACTGCTGAAATCATGGGACAAGCCGACCGGAGGCCAGCCCCCGCTTGCTGTCGAACTGTTGCGCGATGCGTCCGCCGCGTTCGATAAATGCGGGTCCATCAGCAAGGCCGCTGAGTATCTGGGAATTCCCCGTGGCACCATGGAAAACAGGCTGCGTGAAGCCCGCAGGCGTTCCGATGAAATACCCCCTACAGGCAGGGTCGAAAGCCTCAAGCCAATCAAGCTTCCACGTCCTAAAAAGGGCAAGGTGAAGCGGTATTTACTTTCCTGCGCCCAAAATTGCACCCACGTCGAACCAGCCACCTGGGCCGCTGGACTTGCGCTGGCCAAAGCCTACGATGCAGAAATTAAAATCAGCCGCTTCCGATATATCCATAAAATGGTCGGCGCTGCGAAATCTGATACTGAGCAAGATACTTCAGGGGATTGGTATGACCCACGGATCGAGCCTTATGTTAGTGATCGGTGCGAGGAACTTGGAAAGTCTCTCGTGTGGAATGGGCATTTCCAGATATCGCCAACCGCAGTTACCCCGCTCACTGGCCTGGAGAGCTACAACGGGCGGTCTTCAGGTATTTTCCCTCACCCTGCTTTCGCCATGGAGAGCGTTGCGTCGATCAATCATGGGCAGGCGAAATTCAATTACACGACTGGGTGCATCACGCTCCGAAACTACATACAGCGCAAGGCCGGTCTAAAAGCGGAGTTTCACCATGTGTATGGCTTTCTACTTGTCGAGGTTGACGACACGGGCCAGTGGTTCGCCCGCGAGGTACACGGAAGCGATAACGGGATCATCTGCGATCTGGATGTGGTGGCGAGAAGCGACGGGCGCGTGGAGCGGATGGATGTTGCCAACAAAACCAACCCCGCCGCGATAACCTGGGGCGATATTCACGAATCAAATATGAACCCAGAGGTGCGTAAGCTGGGCTGGGGTCCAGGCGGCAAGAGCGTAATTGATGTGCTTAAGCCTGCGAGGCAATATTTCCATGATATTCTTGATTTCGAGCGGCGTTCTCATCACAACCGCAAAGACCCGTTCGCGCTTTTCCACCATCACGTCACTGGACAAGAGAGCATTGCGGATGAGTGCAAAGGCGTCGGGTTATTTCTTGATTATTCCTCTCGCCCGTTCTGTAAATCATTTGTGGTGTCGTCAAATCACGACAGACATCTGGACCGCTACATAAAAGAGGCAGACTGGCGCAATGATCTGGTTAACGCGGAGTTTTATGCCTCGGCGCTTTCGGCCATTCTTAAGTCAATACGATCCGGCACTGGCCTCAACACGCTACAATGGGCAGTTGGATGGCTGCACCCTGTTTCGGGCGTTAAGTGGCTCAAGCAGGGGGAGTCTAGTCTCGTTCTGGGGATAGAGTGCGGCCTGCACGGGGATCAAGGCCCAAACGGGGCCAGGGGCTCTGCTCAAAATCTTGCGAGGATGGGGCGTAAAGCGAACATTGGCCATTCCCATTCGGCACGGGCTGTGCAAGGAGTGAGGCAAGCGGGGACTTCCGGCAACCTCTCGCCAGAGTATGTCAAGGGCTCCCCTAGTTCGTGGTCAGCTATGCACATCATTACGCATCACACCGGCAAGCGCCAATTCCTGCACATGCGGAATGGCAAGTGGTGCGCTGATCGCAGGGAGATTTACCGGAGGCTGGCGTGATTACCCTTGCGTGCTGGTATTTCGGTGGCCCTATGCGGCGTCACTCAAGTAGCTGGCAGTATATGAGCCTTTGGGAATCCAATGGCGTTTGTTGTTTTGAACCAGGAGACAAGCATGTCCACACCGCTAGATAAATTCCTGATGCCTGCCGCGCAGAAAGCAAAGCGCCGCAACTCCATTGGTGGCTCCGATGCCAACGCAATCATGTCTGGCGATCCTGAGCGCATCCTCGCCCTGTGGGAAGAAAAGATGGGCCACGGCAAGGAACAGGAACTCACCCTGAACATGCTCATGGGGACCGTGACGGAGGACCTCAACGCTGCATGGTACGCCCACAATACCGGCGACGCTGTGAGCGAGCGCGGCACCACTGAGTACAACAATGAGTTTACATTCACCATGCACGCCACGCTCGATGGTCGATGCAAGGAGAACAAGTCTATTTGGGAAGCCAAGCACACTTCTGGATTTGATTTCCAGACAAAATCCAAACGCTCCGCCGAGTCCATGGCGCAATATTACATGCCGCAGCTTCAGCACAACATGCGGGTGTGCCGTCTGGACCGCGCTGTACTTAGCGTGTTTTTCGACAATAATCGTTGGGAGTCGGTCGAGATAGAAGCCGATCCGTTCTACCAGGATTTGCTGGTGGAGCGCGAAGCGGAATTCTGGAAATCAGTCGTGGACAAAAAAGCTCCATTTATTCGCGACAAGGTCGATGTTGCCCCCAAGGTCGTCGGCACCAAGGTAGTTGACATGGACAACAATGAAGACTGGGCCATGTTCGCCGCTCAGTGGCTCGGCACTAAGCTGGCCAGTGAGAACCACGCCGCAGCCGCATCGTCCATCAAGTCTCTGCTGGAGGCTGACGTGGCGACTGCCAAGAGTCACGGCATCATGGCCAAGAAAGACAAGCGGGGCGCTGTCAAGATCAGCGTGCTTTAATGCCAGCTAGGGCTCTCACCAAACAGTTAGGCGGGGCTTGGTATCACAACTACGGCCAAGCCGCATGCCCGGTATGCCAGCCTGAGCGCAGGAAGGACCAGCATGCCCTGACGATATCATGGCAGAACGGCAAGCTCCTGTTGCGCTGCAAGAAGGGTGACTGCAAGTATCAGGATATCCTGGATAAATGCGGTGGATTTAATGTTTCTCCCGACCCGGCGCTGATCAAGGCGTCACAGGCCAGGAAACTTGAGCTTGGGAAGCTCAGGATCGAGACTGCTATACTGGCGGGTGAAGTCGTGGAAAAGTGTGAATACCGGCCTCATCCCTACCTATCCTCAAAGGGCTTCCCAAACCTGAAGCTGCTGACGATCAGCTATTACGAATTGTGCAAGCTGATGAAGCCGCCTTTGGTTATTTCCGGGTCCGACCAGAAAGAGGAATTCCTGTGCATCCCACTCACTACGCCGGTAGGCAATTTGTCTTCTATTCAGCTTATCTCCAGACAGGGAGTGAAATGCTTCCTGCCGGGTGGTCGAATTGGTGGGGCTGGCTGGTTCCCATGCGAATCTGGGGCTCGCCCCCTAGTGCTCTGCGAGGGTGCCGCTACGTTACTTAGCGTACTGAGAACGTCAAAACGCATTGGGAGCCCCGTCAGTGCGGTTGCGTGCATGTCGGCAGGCGGTATCGTAGCCATGGGCCGAATCCCTATGGGTGACGCTGTAATGGCTGATAATGACGTTTCGCTTACCGGGATGCGCGCGGCCCAGGAAACCGGCCTGCTCTGGAAGATGCCAGCCACAGTTGGCGAGGACTTTAATGACGTTGAGCAACGGTCGCACGCGGAAGCAGACGAGCTACTAAGGTCGCTTACTTTGGGGATGGCTTGGACCGTCGAGAAGCGGGCTTCGCCTCCCGCTCGGGCCAAAGCTTTATCTCAACTCCGTGGCACGCCAGCATAAGCTTGCGCTTGAGGGGAAATGCCTTGTCCCGCTTCTCCACGAACTCAGATTTCGCATCTTCCACGATCCGACTCCCCCCCATATCGTAAACGAAATCTGCAATATACCGGCAAATCTTCTGGCCGTTAACAACGAGATCATACGGCACCTGTCGCTGTAGGTTTTTAATTTTACCGGCCTTTTCGAGCATTAAAAGCTCAGACCCACGCCTGCTCTCCAGGACTGAGTCGTATTTAATTCCGCCTACAGTGACCTTGATATTCTTGTATTTCGAGTAAGCCATTACTCTTCACTGTTGGTCATGGACTGCATGGCGGCGCGAATGGCAGATGCAATTTGTTTTTGCTGCGCCCCCGTCCTGGCAACAGATGAAATAATCTGCCTCATGGCCTTGGCGTCACGGCGCGTCACAGCCACGGCAAGGTCAGTCGCGGCTGCGCTAGTCATGCCGAGTTTGCGCGTAAATCCGAGGAAGCCCTTGGACAGCTTGGCGATGTAACCGGGGCCGGGGCGACCTGCGAGGCCAGCGGCAACGTCGAGTGCGGCGCTAATCTCACCGGAGACGGCCTTGGTGCCGAAACCTTCCTGCGGCGTCACACTGGACATATTCGCAATCGCCTTTTGCTGCGTGCGTCCAATGGCTTGTAGCCTGTCTGCATTTGCTTCGCCGTCGATCATGGCGAGGCGGTCACGGGTAGCTGGCTCAGAGAGTGACTTTGTGGTTTTCGCGGCGCTGGAAGCTGACTTGCTGGCGGCGTCGGAAATAGAGCCACGGGCAACCGCACCCAGCGGGAGGCTCTTGGAAGCGCCTTCGATTGACGCGGCAAATTCACCCGTGCCACGGCTAAGAACGTTGCCAGATGCTTCCACAGCTTGTCTTGCGATCCTGTAGCGATCTTTGATCGAGGCTGCGAGGGCCTTTGCGCGCCCTTTAACTGCCGCAACATCGGCGTCACGCTTTTTGGTGATTGACTCAATTTTCTCGCTTGCGTCTCGACGGGCGGATGCGATTTCCTTCTTGGACTTCGACCCGATGGCGTCTGCCTCGGAGCGTGTCTCGCGCCTGATCTGCCTGCCTTGAACGCGGGCGGTGCTGCTCACAACGGCAGCGTCCTTACCAGCTTCAGCGGTGACAGCGCGGGCATCGTCACGGCCTGCGGTTTTTACCTCTTTCGAGGCGTCCTGTGCGTTGCGCTTGACGGCTTTAATCTGGTTTGCGGCGGCGCGCTCAATATCCTCAACTTGCTTGGTCATGGCGTCGAGGTTGTCCATGGACTGGTCGATTGACTTCAGGAGGTTGTCACCATCCTTGCCCATGATTTCTTTAATCGCGGCGCGGGTTTCCCTGTCAAGCATCACGTCGCGGAGCAGGGGAACGTCAGCCTTGGAGCCCAGTACGGAATTGATTTTCCGCATTTGTTCGGCAGCGGTCCTGAGCTTGGCGTAGTCGGAAACGAATTTATTGTATTCGCCGTGCTGCTTGCCAACCAGTTGTTCCAGCTTGTCGGCAGCTTCGTTGAGCTTGAAATACTTGGGGTCTTCAGCAGCGTTGCGGAAAGCGCGGCGGAGGATATCCGCGTCACCAACCGTGAGGACGACTTGCTTGCCTTCCTTGAGGGCCACAAGGGCAGTACCAAGAGGAGTCCTGAAATTCTCCGGGACGGCATCCTTCATTGCACCAAGAATATCCTCCACCCGCTCCTTGGGGAAAAGGTCTTTAATTTCAGAAGCTTCGATTTGTACGGTACGATCAGCCAGACCGCTTTCGCGCATGGCTTTATTGCCCCACTCAGTGACGGGGCTTCGTTCGCTGTAGAAGGAATTCTTTTTGTCAATCGCGGCGGCGTCGGTAACGTCCGCGCGGGCGATGCGCTGCACACCCTCGGCGCGAGCGAGTGCCGGAGCCACCCGATCCTGGATGCTAACTACGTCTTCCTCAGCCTTGCGGGTTAGGTTGGTGGCTTGGTCGGCTGCTTCATCGCGGAGGTTCAGCGCCTCATCAGAAGCGCGAGCGCGAATATTTGCGGCGTCGTCACCAGCGCGGCCCATAAGCTCAAAGGCTTCATCGTCGCCTGCGTCCCTGACTACACGGGCGTCTGCGCGAGCCTGCTCAGAAATATCATCCACCAGCGCGTCTTTATCCAGGTTTGTCCTGGCAACAGCCTCGTCAGCCTGGGTGGTGATAACACCCTGCCTGCCATCCGAAGCTTCATCAATACGGTTCAGCTTGGAAGTCTCGGAGGCATCAAGAGCGCGGTTTGTACGTACAGCAGACTGCACCGGCCCGGAGGCGCGCACGGCGTCGTCAAGCTCCTGCGGAAGCCCCCTAAGCTGGGCCTCCTGAGCATCGCGCATGACAGCGCCCATGGACTTGCGCTCGTAGGCAAGCATGGCGAATTTGCGCATGGTCTCGGGGTCTGCGACTTCAATAAGGTTCGGCTCGCGTTGATTAACGAGGCGGAATTCGTCAACGGCGTCCTGAAGCACCTTGTCGTCAACGGCGTGACGGCCAGCGATCATCCGGAGGCTTTTTGGGGTGACAGGACCGTCCTTGTCCAGCTTCAGGGAGTCAAGCATCTTCCCGGCAGAGGACTGGCCTTTAGTGCCTGTGAGCTTCCGGGCGGCGACTTCAAACGGCTGAGCGACGCGGGCGGATATATTGCCCAGCGTGTTGACTACTGGCTGGGCAGCTTTTGCAACAATGGGGGCGACCTTCTCACCTACGCCGCCGATAATACCGCCTAGCGCAGCATCGCTGGCAATATCCTGAATATCCAGTTTGCCTTGGGCGAGGTCGTCTCCGGCGCTGTTAGCTGCACCGAAAATAGCACCCTGCTTGATAAGGCTTTTGATGCCAGCTTCAGTGAGCTTTTTGGAAATGGCGCTACCGGAGATTACTTCCCCGACAAATTTAGCACCGCCCTGCTCTTTCTCCAGGCGGTCGCCTTGCTTACGAGCCTCTGAGAAGCTCCTGGAAATATCTGCATTTTTGCCACTGAGGGCATCACCAACGGTGTCAATTGCAGCGATAGGGGCGTTAATTAGTGCGTCTTCAGTGATCTGCCCGCCGATGCTCGCAACGCCGCGTCCGGTCGCCTGTAGCGCATTGCCAGCGCCTTTAGCGAATTGGCCGCGAGCCTCTCCACCTTTTTCCCCGAGGTCGAATAGCTCAGGGATGCGACCAACGCCACGCATGAAATTATCAATGCCGAGAAAACCCGGGTCATTTCCCTTGGGTTGCTCAGCGGGTTGCTTTTGGGCTTTGGCAATTTTGGCCTTGAGTTCAAGAAACTCAAGCTCCTCAGCTTCCTCAATTGTCAGCGGCATTACTGGCCCCGTTTTGCGAGCAGTTCTCTATAGCGCGCCGACTCTGCATCATCCAGCCCCGGGAGGCGAACACCACTTCCAGCAGCTTGGGCGCTGTTGACGTTGCGTTGCATGGAATTTGTACCACGATATTTCTGCGGGATCAATTTCTGCGGGAATGTATTGTTGAGTTGGGCGATGGCCATCTGCCTCTCACCCGTCTCAACAGGGGAGAACAGCTCCACGTTCCTGTAAAGGGCCGAAATCTTCGACTCAAGCGTCCTGCCGCCCATCACCGAGTCAATAATGCCCTGACGTTCGACGTTGGAGTTGGCAATCTGCGCGCTCATGCCGGGTAGGGACATAACGCCGATAACCACGCCCTTGACGGCGGAGTTGAGGTCTTCACGCTTCTTTTCCGCAGCCGGGGCAAAGATTGCTTGAGCAGCGCCGCTGATAATGGGAATTTCGGTAGCGAGAACAGCGCCAGCGTTACCCGGAATACCACCCGTAGCGGTCGCATAAAGCTGCTTATCGTCGGCGGCGATCTCGCCCAGGATGCCACCCATAGCGGCCAGCGAACCTTGGAACAGGCTACCGTCCCCGCCGTTTTCCGCCTTGGCGTCTGCATAGTTTTTCGCAATTTGCGAACGGAGATAGTCGCCCTGGAGAGCCTCGTTGGGATCAACGCGAGCACCTACGCCGTAATTAATCTGCTCACCCGTGTCGGTCAGGCCGGTGTACTGGTTGTTTTCGTCCGCAACGATCTGCTGAACTTTCGGGACGCCAGAGAGCATACGGGATTGGGCCGCAAAGCCTTGTCCAGCGTTCTCCATATCCTGCGGCGTCACCAAGCCTGGAGGAGCATTGGCCGCCATCATGCCAAACGCCTCCTGGTAAGGAATTCCACGTTCCTGTGCGAGCGCATTTGCAGCTTGGGACAAATTGCTCACGGCGGCTGTGCGTGCCGTTTCGCGGTCGGCCTTGGCCTTGTCCATTTCGTCGGCAACCTTGGGGTCAACCATACGAACGGCATTAATGTCGCCAGTAGCCACAGCTTCCCTGAGGGCTTCGGCCTTGTTGTATTTCTGAGTTCCCTCGCGGGCGGTATTATATTGCTGGTTATATTCCGGGTCCAGGAGGGCCTGACGGTCATCAAACTCCATGCCATCGGCCTTTTGAAGCCGTTCGCCAGACGCCTGGAGCTTGCCCTGTGAATTATTATTCGCGGTGATTTTGTCGTTACGGTATGCGTCAAGCTCTGAAGCATCGGAGCCGCCGATCATTACCTTGCGGAGACCGTCAGCAAAAGACTGGACGCCGTTATTCTGGAAGCCGTTAGCGGGCTTGCCACCCATCAGGGTGGTCATGAATTCACCAAACGGATCAGCCGGTGCAGTTGGCTTGGCTTTCGGGCCGCGCACGGTAATGCTATCCGGGGGGACCGTTCCGCCCATCATCGTCGCCAAAGCGTTCGCACCCTGCCTGCTCTTGTCAGCCTGGGATACCATGGGTTGGAGAAACTTGGCGAAGTCGATCATTACTGCTTGCCCTTTTGCCTCATGGCGTCACCAATCAGGCTGTAGGGGTTGGTGAGGACGCGAGGAAGGCTACCCCTCTCCTGAATATGGGTGGGGATGGGCGCTGTTGGTTTAGGTGCAGTTTTAGGCGTGGAGTTTTTCGGTACGGGTGCCGTGCGTGGCTGTCCCTGAGGCTGAACACCGTGGCGCTTTTGCATGAGGCTCGAAAGGCGGTAGGCTTCGTCGTCAACCAGCCCCTTTCCCGAGCGAACGTTGCCCATGAGGCGCTGGTACTCTGCCTCGTCTTTGGCCGTTTGCTCAGCCGAGCCCGACATAAGCTGCATAATAAGGTTTTTCATTAGCCACCTGCCCCAGCGGTAAATGCCTTGGTAATATTCGAGAGCAGGCTTTGGCCGAGGCCAGCCGTCATGCCCTTGGTTCCTGCGTATGCTTCCGCCTGCGGGACACCAACTCTGACGCCGATATTCGCCTGATTTCCGGCTGCATCCATGCCGACGCCCTGTTGACCCATGAGGTTTTGCAGGAAGCTGCCGAAGGAGCCCTGTGCAAGCTGTGCGGCGTTATTCTGGAATACTTTACCCGTGCCGCTGGACCCAAGCAGACCGCGCGCCGCAGCATTCGAGGTCACGCCGTTCATGGCAGCGTTCATGGTGTCTTGGTAGCCGGTAGCGTTCCTGAATTGGTCAAGCCCCTCAGCCCCAGCGGTACTTCCGTTGAGGCCAAGGAGCGAGCCAATCATGTTATTGGATTGAACGCCCTGAGCAGCATAGGGTGCGAAACGAGCCTGCTCGTTTTTCATTACGTTATTCAGGCCAGTAGCAAGCGTCTTTTGCTGCTTGTTTTTGGCTGATGCACCAAAGAGGTCGCCCAGGAAGCTCATGTTAAACCTACTTGGTCCCGACCGGACCCTTGGTGAAGAAACGGAGGTAGGTGTTGATCATGGCGATGAGGGCCATTACGCCCGCGATAGCGCCATCAACAGCACCGGCAACTTGGTCGAATTGCGCGCCGACAACTTCCGGCGTGACACCGGCCATTTCAGCGGCGGGCAGCGCGCCAACAGCGATCAGAGCAGCGATAGCGAGAGCCACACCGTTCGCGATAAGCGTGCGATAACCCTTGATAGTGTTCAGGAATTCCATAAACGTACCCTTTTTGCTGCTTGTCCTGAATTTGTAGCCATTGCCAAAAGCGGACGCAAGCTTAGAAAATCTCCGTAATAACCACGATTCCGTCGCCACCCTTGCCGCCAGCGCCACCAGTTGTACCGCCGCCGCCACCCCCGCCGCCAGAGCCGATACCGCCAGGGCCACCAGCGCCGCCGACACCAGCGTTGCTAGAGCCACCACCAGAGCCACCACAGGAAACGAGCGGCTTCCACAGCGTAATTCCGCCTGCGCCGGGGTTTGAACCCGCAGCACCGCCCGCAATCTGAGGAACGAAGCCGGTTGCAGTGATAGCGCCACCAGCAAAGTCAGCAGCAGTCACACCGCCACCGCCAGCGCCACCCGAGTTAAGTCTGGTTGTGGCCACGGCACCGCCAGCCGCCCCCGTTTGCGCGCCGCCAGCCGAGCCAGCAAGGCCAGCAATGGACAGGAAGGTCCCATAAGCGGAGAAGAAACCGTCCGTACCGATAGCGCCAGCAGTGCCGCCAGTACCCGCAGCCGCACCCGTTCCGTTACCACCAGGACCGCCGCCGTTGACCCGGTAAACAGCAACGTTTGCGGTAAATGAAATAGGCCGGAAACTCATGAATGTGTCGCCACCAGCGGCAGATAGGCCACCCTGCCCCACGCTGAAATAAATCGTGTCAGGCATCAGCAGCGTGGGAATCATAAAGCGCGCCAGACCACCGCAGCCACCGCCACCGCCGCCACCACGAGCCGCAGCAGCAGCAGCCGAGAAGCCAGAACCCCCGCCACCGCCAGCGCCAATCATCAGAATTTGCAGCGCCACAGTGTTAGGTGGCACGGCATAGGAGTGGAAATCACCCTTGGAGGTAAGGATGGTTGTCCGCTTATCTACCCTGATATTTGGGACTTCAGCGAACATTAGTAGTTGCCCGCAACAGTCGTGACCGCGAAGCCACCAGCAACGATGGTGCCGAACGTGACATAAATTCGCCAGCCGGGAGGAAGCGCAATGTTCATGGGAACGTCATAGCCCAGGAGAGCCGCGACTTCCGAGTTGGTTGTGGCCGGAAGCGTAATCTCGTCATAGAGCATGTTGTTCGCGAGCGTGGCCGTAGTCAGGCCGTTGTTCAGGAACACGCGCATAACCGTTGCAACGTTGGTCCCCTTGGGCCTTACCCGGAGCTTTTGCACGAACGAGCCGTCCGTAACGTCGGCGGTATACACAAGGTAAATCGTGCCAGCCGTCAGGTCTTTCGTGGTGTTGGCGACGATACCCGCAGCCGAGTCGTTCGCAATGCTGGGGACGTTCGTGAAAATCGGAATTGTATTGGCAACCATAATTAATACCTCTTAAAAGAAAGTAGACGCGCGAAGTGCGAAGTACATACCGTAGTCGTATGTTGAAGCGCCACCGCCTGGGATGGTGATTGTAGCCACGCCACCGCCACCGTTTGTAGCCGTAACTCCAGCGCCAACAAAGTTAAGAGTTGTGGCCGGGGTGAGGATGGCAATACCTTCGTCCTGCACGTTGACGCCGGAGCCAGCCGTGGGAGCCGCCCAGACGACATCGGTGCCGTTATAAGTGAGGACGTGGCCGGAAGTAGTAGCCGCAATATCCGCAATCGGTCCGACAGTGTTACCGGCGCGACCCAGGACAGAGTTCGCAGCGTGGCCAGCAATGGATGAATAAATCGTGTTTATGTTAACGCCGTTGTCGAAGTAGTCGTTGGCATTAACCGTTCCGAAGCCGGTGTTTCCAAGCCCCTCGGCCCGCAAAGTTCCGTCTTGCTCCATGTTCCACTTGGTGGACGCTATGGCTGCGCCGTTGGTGATGTTCTGGAACACATGCCGCGTGCCACGCGCCGTGCCGCTCCACGTCTCCGTTGCCACAATCTGTACGTTGCCGCCGCCTGCGTAGGCGGAGGTGTCCCAGCCAAACGCTGTCATGGCTACGAGGATGTCAGCGTTAACAACTCCCGTCTTGGCGGCGTTGGTGCCGTTAGCTCGCCTGCCTGTGAAGGAGGTGTTGGTTCCAAAGGCGTCGAGCGTGATGCGCGCGACTTGGCCGTCCAGCGCGCCGATTTGAAGGGCGTTACCAGCAGACGGGGCAGGCAGCGCCGAGGTGTTGAGATTGATCGTCTGCACTTGCGTGAAGACGTTGGCCGCAGCAAGACCAGCATAAATCGTGTTGATGTTCACGCCATCATCGAAGTAGTTAATAGCGTTGACTGTACCGTTGCCGGTTACTCCAAGCGAATCGGCCCGGAAAGTCCCGTCGTTATCGACGCTCCATCTTGAGCCGACGCCAGCAGCGCCGTTGGTGGTTGTCGCGAAGTTTATTCGCGTACCCTGTGCGGTGTCGGTCCAGGCTTCGGTCGTAACATAAGTAATGGTCGCGCGTGCCGCTGCGCTGTACCCTGTCGCACCGTAGCCAAACCCGCCCAACACAAACAGCGTCTCTGAGCTGAGCACGGCGGTTGGAGCGGCTGCGGTTCCGTTGGACCTTCTGCTAGTGATGTTGGGGATGCCCCCAAAAGCATCCAGCGTGAGTCGCGAGTTGGCCGCATCAACCCCGCCGATATGAAGCGCAGTGTTCGCTGGAGGCGCAGGAAGAGCCGCTGCGTTGAGATCGATAGTCTGGATAGCAGTGAAGACGTTGGCGGAAGCAAGCCCAGCGTAGATAGTATTGATATTTACGCCATCGTCAAAGTAGTTGATAGCGTTGACGGTGCCGTTGCCAGTGAGTGCGCCGGAAGCGTGGATCAGCGACCCATCGTTTTCCACAAACCATCGGGCAGACTGCGACGCTGCCCCGTTTGGCGTAGTTGCGAGAACAAGGCGCGTGCCTTGGGCGGCATCGCTCCAGTTTTCGGACGCAATGACCGTAACCGAGCCCCTGTGAGACGTAGAGTATAGCGTTGAGCCGTAGCCGTAGCCGCGCATGGCGACGAGGGTATTTCCACTCTGCACGGCAGTTGGAGTGCCTGGAACGCCTTGAGCGCGCCTGCCACCAAAAACGGGAGGCCCAGCGAAACTGTCGGACCAGATAAGCGCATCCGCTCCGGTTGAGCCCACAATCCTGAGTTCATCGGCACCGAATGCGGTGGGTACGGCAGCGCCGCTTTTGTTGACGATCAGGTTGCCGGTCATCGTGTCGCCAGCCTTAGCGACCTTCTCCGTGTCAAGCTCGTTAACAGCCGCCTGAACATCGGTAGCGACGATATTGCCAGCAGCAACGTTGGTTACTTGCGAGGCCGTGTAGTCGCCAGCGACAGCGACAACGTTGCCCGTGCGCCCGAACACATCCGTGACAGCGCCACCACCACCGCCGCCACCGCCAGAAGTATTCGAGGAAATTGCCCAGCCGGATTCGTCCGTCCAGGTGAGGGATTTCCCGACCGGGACAGTATCGCGCCAAACGATTGTTTCTACACCAGAAACATCAATAACGATGGTCAGCGTCAGGACCGATGCGCCAGCGTTGTAGATATTAATGTTTTTTATTTGCCGCTGCGTGGAAGCTGCCGGAGCCGCCAGGATCGTGACGTTGGTCGTGCTGTTGGTGACAGAAAGCTGCTGCCCGCCCGTGAGGGTGGTTGCCGTAAGGTCACCATACGAAACCTGAATAGGCCATTGGACGCTGGGAACACCAGACAGCCGAGCAATTACCGTATTCGTGGTGGCGACAAGAATCATGCTAAAATCCTAGCGAAACCCTAACCATTACATCGCCGTGGGCCAAGCCCCCACCGCCGCCGCCCGAGGTAAATTCGGCTTCCAGCCACAGGCCGTGCTGCACCGTGCTTGACGAGGCCGATGGAGCCTGGAGTGCAGAGAGCGTGAGCGTGTTATAATCGTGAACCTGCACTTCCGAGTCGCCTGGGGCGTTCATTTCCCAGAAAGCCGAGGCAGACGTGGCGCTTTGGGCAATATCCGTAACCCGGCAGACCGTGGTGCCGATGCCCGAGGCGTTGGTGAGGCAGACTACGTAGGGTATGTTGGCCAGCATGGTTACTGGTGTGGCGAAATCGAAGCGCACAGCCCTGACGTTGGTATCAATCGCGTTGTAGGCGTTCGTGGTCCCCAGGACAGACTGAATTACGCCGCCCGCCACGGTATTAATATCCGCAATTACGCAGCGGTGAGACTGGCCAGCGCCAGCACTGTCGTAGACCGCCCAGACAGCGTAAATCGTGATATCTTCACGGGGGACGAATACCGTACCCTTGGTAGCCTGAGCGGTAGTAGAGACGCCAGTAGGGACGCCAGAGGCTCCATTGAAGTAACCGCCGCCACCGCCACCTCCAGTGGGTGGGACAATCCACGAAGGATCAGCACCAGCGCCGTTTGTGGAGAGTAGGTATCCCAGCGTTCCAGGAGCCAGGGCCTGCCATGCGGCTGCACCTCTATAGACAACAGAACCGTGGACTGTAGTAATTTGGTCCAGGATTTCCTGCACGTCTGCCGTCAGGGTGATCGGCGCATCCTTGAGCAAGCCACCGCCATCCAGGCCGGAGCCAGCGATAATTTCCGCATTTTCCAGCGAGGCAATATCCCGCTCAATACCGGCGAGCGAGTAGACGTAATCAACCAGCCTGTTCCATTGCGTCGCGAAAAAGCCGGTAGCCTGACGGTTCTCCTCCACGATGGGAGCGAAGCCGATAGGGTCAACACGCCGCTCTCTGACGGTCTTAGGAGTCGCCATCACCATCCCCCAAAAGTACCTTGAGAGACTGAATACGCCTGAGGGTGCCTTCATCGCTGATCTTGTAGATGCGACCGGGAGCCCTGACGCTGCCGAGGTCATAGAACATCACGTTGGCGTCCCTAACTCCGGGCGCTACTGATACTGTTCTCGTCGGTGAGAAGCTGTTGCCCTCGTCGTCAGAGAAGCTGAGGTTGATATTTCCGCCTCGTAGGCCCACGGACCCAAAGAGTTGCGCCTCCGGGTTTTTGACATAGCGCCGACTTTGGCTCTCCACCCGGCCCGATGCAACAAATTCATTCGATCTAAATGAGTCATCCAGGACTGCGTCGGGGTCAATTTCAACCAGTGTGCTATCAAGCAGGCTGGACGCATAGAATTTATCCCCCCATTTTTCGTGGTAGCGCGCGTTCCAGAGTTCAAGGTCGCCAGACGCATACTGCGCCCACTGACCCGTGGTGCGGTCTAGTACATAGGTTCCGTAGCCCTCGACATGAATGCCGTAGTTGTAGTGGCCATCCAGGTTGTAGGCAAATGAGCTAACCGTATCCGGCAAAGGCGGGATTATGCCGGTAGCGCACACCGCGATGACGTTTTGATGTTGAACCCGTGCCGCCACCGTGTTTATTCCAGCCGTTGTTAGAACTACGTTTGCGTATTGGACTCGGAGTCGGCTTGCGACTTCACCGCCTGTGACGATGATTTGCTCACTTTGAACCCGCGCAACGCCGCTTGAGCCACCGCTAACAGCGATAGCATCCTGCTTAGGTACGCGAAGACTCGAATCAGCCACACTATGCGGTCCTTACATATTCTGCCAATCGAAGGAACACTTCTGGGTCCGTGCAGTCAGACTTCATGGCGTTTGCCTTGTGGCTAATTACACGGACGTTTCCGCGAACATGGCCTTTTTCTGGGAAAATCCTATCAATGCTTGGGCTGCTTGCCTTGCTTTTGTTAGTTGAAATCTCAAGCCTGATGCCGAGAATCGGGCAAAACTCCGGGATGATGATATCCTCTGGCGTCAGGTCAAACGGGATGCCCCGCGACTTGCATACACACCTTTTTTGGTTGACCGCGAGGATGGCCCAATTGCCGATGTTTCGCCTTGGTTTTTGGGCTCTGTAATATTCCCTTTTCTGGGCCTTCCTGCGCTCGTGAAGCTCCGGGTTGGAATAAACGCGGTCCTTCCGGCGCTGCTCACTAGCACGCTTTCCAGCCGCCTTTTCCTCTGCGGTGTTGTAAATTTTCTTTGGCATTATGCCGTTCTCGAAACCTGAATTTTTGCCCCGACAAACGCCGCGACCGTCCAGGCCGCGCCGCCGTTGGAACTGAAATAGTCGATCTGAGTAGCCGGGTTGGCTGGGGCCGCAGCGTTGAGACCCGTGGAGAGCGCCAGCGAGCTATCAATAAACGATGGCGTGAGCGATGCTGAGCCCGCACCGAACACGGAACGTCTCGTGAACAGCGTCATGCTCTCCACAGCCGTAACGCCAGCCGGGAGGCGATCCAGGCGATAAATGCCCGGTGCCGGAATATTCAGGCCACCCAGGAGCGTGCCAGCGCCGGAGATAATCGCACCAGCAACCGACGTGGTAAACACGATGGAGTTACCAGCCGTTCCGGGGACCAGCGCCGTGAACCGCAAGATGGCCCCAGGAAGCTGCTCAGCAGCCACGTTGGCGTTAATTACTGTGGCAGAGCCGTAGAGGGTGCCGCCACCAGATAGACCGTTGACAGCAGAGTAGAGGTTAAACAGCGTGGCTTCAGCATCCACACCGATAAGCACCTCGTTGGCCGTAACGCCGACCGCAGCCCGGAAGGTGTAGGTGGTGCCGCCGACAGCAAGCGTAGTAGCCGCAACAGCGTTTGAAATGAATTCCACGGTTCCTGTGGCAGCAATTAGCGCGGCCTGGACAAAGGTGTCGTCGCGGGCGGTCTTGTCAATTGATTGATAGCCAAAAAGGCCGTCGTCGGTAATGAGCTGCGTTGCTACGCCGTTCTGCGTTACCGTGCGAGCCGCGCCAGATTCGTCCACTGAGGCGGTGTCCCAGCCCATGAGGAGCTGAACCGAAGCGAAGCTTGGATCGGTGCCGACGTTGCGCCCGAAAGCCGCTACAGCAGGTGTATAGTCCGCAGCATAACGTCCCACGCCAACCGTGAAGCGGAATTCATCCACCCAGCCGTTAAAGCTATCTGCAAGGACAGTGGCGGTAGACTGACGGGCTCCAACGGTAAGGAGCGATGCGTTGTCATGGTAGGTAGCGGCGTCTGCGACTGCTGGTCCCTGGCGCTGCCCATCAATGAACAGACGGTTGTTTCCGCCCGTGCGGCAGACTGCGATTTGGTAAGGCTCGTACAGGACGGGCGTGAATGGGAAGTCATGGATAACAACCTGCGTTCCGGAGGTGCCGCCCGTGGTGTAGGCGAATTCAAGGCGATACACACCCGCGCTTTCATACAGGCGCAGGCCCCACGACATGGCAGAGCCGGGGAACCATTTTGCGGCCAGATATTGCGACTGGCCAGCCCCAGGAAGCGCGTTCCAGCGGTAGGTGCCTTCAATGGTATACGCACCAGAGCCAACCTCAAGAGAGGCGGCATCAGCCACGCGCCAGCCCTTGTCAGCCGTGGTCCCGAGCATTTGGCCAACGCCGGGTCCATACATGCGCCGACCAACGAAAGACCAAGCCGTAGCCGGGTCATCAGCGACCGCGTTAATTACGTAATTTCTGCGCTCAGCACCGTAGAAGCCGTTCTGGAAAGCCCCGACGCTGTCTTTAACGTTAATGCTGTCGATGTGGTAATTTGTGGAGAGGTCTACGCCTCCAGAGTCAACCTGGAGCCTGAGAATTCCAAGGGTCTGAGGAATGCTGGTAATGCTGGCGTTAAGGATTTGTGTCCCCTGCGCGTTGCGAACCTGGATAATACCGGCAGTCGGGGCGATGCGGAATTCAAACCACGTCCACTGGGCCGCAGCAATACAGACGGGGGTTTCCGCAAGCAGGGTGCCAGCGTCATTGTAGAAGCCGATAGTGCCGGAAGGGGTAAAAGCAGCGTAAATAACCCGCGCGTTTCCGGAAGTCGCGAATTCGACGCGGTGCCAGCTAACGCCACCCGGCAGGTTGGGGAGGTAGAAGCCCGCCGAGAAATAAACCTCTGTGGCAACCGTATTGGCAAACGTGGCGCGGAGATTGTTCCCCGCAACGTTGATAATCTGAAGCGATTTTGTGCCGGTACGGGCTCCGAAAGAAGGCTCAACAATCTGGAATTCGTCCGCAAAGCCGCCAGTCGGAACGTTGGACCAGACGCCCACCATTTCCGTCGTGTCGCAGTTACCTACCGCGTACCTGTTCGGGCTGTCGTTAAATACCAGAGCCATTATGCACCAAGCCTCAGAAGTTCTTCCACGGCGTGGGTTGAAACCCGCTGTCCTGAGGTGTCCCTGACAACGAAATCCGAGTCCACGTAAACTATGTCGTCGTTTATTACCCTAGCTGTTCCAGGAATGATACCATAACGCATGGCCCTGCCAATAATAGGCGCAAAAGGAATATCCGCGTCACCAGTGGGGGACCAGGGCTCGATGGTGGTAGCCCCGCACGCCCAGAAATTGGAGCCCACGGCAAGCACTTGGTAAACCCGGTCGGGCTCGCTTTCTGCCTCCGCGAATATTTCTACCCAGAATTCGCCGGGGCGGATGAAATACATGCGCTGGCTGGCATTAACCGCGACGATGACAAAGGCCGACAGGGTAGTGACCGAAATTGGCGCTTCAGCGCCTCCTTCTGGCACGGGAACCGGGATTAGCGTGTGAGTTCCCCCGTTCTGGAGCGTTGCGGAGCCCCAGGACATGGTTGCAGAGGTTTCTGTGGTCGGGAAGGTGTTGCCTGCTGCACCGGCAATCTTGGCCTCCACGATGAGCCTAGTGGCCTCTGCGCGACGCTGCTGGATATCCGGGTTGGCCGTCAGGGCGCTGGAATAGGTTCCACCGGGGGTGCCTGAGGCGTTAACTGCTTGGCCGAGGTTCTCAATGGAATCTGCTAGCGTAGTGCCGATAAGGACAAGCCATGGAAAAGCTAGTGTGCCTGCTGGCGTTCCAGTGTTCACTCCTGACGTAACGAACTGATAGTAAACCGTGTTCATCCGAACAACGTCGCCGTTGGTGGGCTGGCCGGTAAATGTCAGGGTGCCGATGGCCTTGGACAGACCTTCGTAATACCAGAGATTAACTCCGTCAGCGATCCACAGGCGCTCAACACCGGGGCTTGCCTGATAGGTCATCGAGACTTCGTTGGAGTTGGCCGACAGTGTCCCCACAAGGGTTGTCTGGGTGGTGCCGTCCCAGCGGTAGAGCGTCTGGTTGGCGCACACAAACAGGTCGCCGCCGAAAAATCCGGGCTGCGAGAAATTACCACGGTGCGGAAAGCTGCCGAAATTCCGGTAATTAGTCGTCCCAGGCCGCGCAAGCAGGGCCGTATCATCAATGGTTGATGTGGGGTCGGCTTCAAAGAACCTGTTGAGAATTGGCAGCGTAACCGAGCCAGCGTAATCACGCCGCCAGAAGCTCCTCCCCAAAGGGACTTTAGTGGAGCCCATTAATAGACCCCCGTGAAGCCGGTACTCCAACCACCGAAGCCAGTCATGGTGTCAAACAGCACATCAGGGCTCGTGGACGAGTTGGTCATCATGTAGCGGCCCGTGAACATGGATTTCACCATCTTGTAGATTTCCATGGTGATGGCGGGCATTTCCTTGCCGTAGCGGGGCTCAAGGCGCATCGCCAACTCGATAATAAACAGGTCGTCGTATAGGGTCGGGTAGGGCAGGTTATTGCTCAGGCCAACGGCGTCTGGAACGATAATCCACTGCGCCAATTCACGCCGGTAGAGCAGGCTAACACCTACGCCGGAAGCGTTGAGAACAAGGGAAGCGCCGCCGTCCACAAGGTTGCCGTTTCCCTCAATGGTGAGGAAATTGGTGCCGAAGGTGCCGCCTACGTCAAGAACCACTATGCGGGCTCCGTCTCCAGGGGACGGTGGGATCTTGATTGTCTTGGCCGAGTCAAGCAGGCAGTTGAGGTAGATATCCTGCGGGATGGCCACCTTGTCTGCGTAGGGCGTAAAATCACGGAATACAGAGCCGCGCTGTTGGCGGATGTCGGAGACTTGGCCCAGCCAGAGCGTAACAATGGGCGCACGGACGTAGCGGTCGATAATCCCCTGTAGGAGAGGAAGCGCCTCCGTAACCTGGGCATCAGTAGGCGCAACGTCGCTAGGGACGATTTGCGTCTCTCGGAAAGCCCGGTTGATGATTACGGAAGCGGTTGTCACTAGGTGGCCTCAAAATATCCAAGAGCAGTCAGTTTCTCGTGCATCTTGCGGGGCGATTCGTTTGCGTGGACCTTCTGTTCCAGCTTACGGAGCGCCGCAATCAGGTCGGCCTTGTGAATGCCGCCGTGAGCATCCGGGCCGTCTTCCGGGGGTGCGGAGCCGGGTTCGATAATCAGGTGCATGTCTTCCGGGGGATGCCAGCCAACAGGCACGTCTTCCTGTTTTTCAAAAATAGCCGATTGACCCTCAGGTCCGAACCGCCAGCTAGGCCACGCAACAAAACTCATTTTACCCTCTATGCCGCTAACTTCCCCTCATGGGGGAACCACTCTGTTTCGTCGTCTTCCTCATCCTCCCAATCGGGAGTTTCATCGAACGGGTCGATAATATCCCCAGGCAGGATGAGTTGGACGATCATGTGCCACCATTATTGGTCGCGAAGCACGCCGAAAATCGGGGTGTCTTGCAGGCCCTTTTGTTGGGGAGCGCGAATATAGAACAGGGCCGCTGTCGCTGCGGGCCAAAGCTGCTCGAAAGTGCTTTCGTGCTCTTTGTTGCTGGGGTCAAACATGAGGAAGCCGGTGGTTTCCAGCGGTACGCCAGCAGTCGTAACGGCAAGCTGCCATTTGCATCCGCACCTGTTCTGGATTTTCAGGTAAACCGGGTTGGTTGCGACAAGCACCCAATCGGCAACAGCATCGCCAGCAGGGACCGCAATATTTACGCTCGAATAAGCCATTTTGAGCCCTTTAATTCGTTATGGGTACGTTACCCATCCACCACTTAGGAAGCAATACGCCCCCGCCTTTTTAGGTGCAGGGGCGCTTGCGAGTTCTAACTCATCAGGGTTAGCCGTTGATGCGGACAACCTTGAACCGTCCGAACGCTTCCGTATTGAACTGGTACGGAGTGTCGAAGCGGGTGATTGAGACGCCCGTGTTGCCGTTGGAGAAGCGGTGCGCGCGGAGGGTGAGCGGCACAGACTTCATCTTGCGGGAGGCGTTCTCGCCCGAGGGGAGGTCTTCCAGCGTGGCAGAGATAACCCGGCCAACACCGCGACCAACCACAGCACGCTGCACGAAGCTCGTGGAAGCCGCGCCAACCCAGGTGATAACAGCGTTATCCGCAGGAGCAGCCGAGACGGTGGCGTTAGCGTTGTTCACGCCGAGGTCGCCCGTCAGGGTGCCGTTCTGCACGATGATCGCCGGGAAGATGCGGAGAGCCGCAACCGCGCCGCCAGCGTCAGCAACCGTAGCGCCGATCACTCGGAACTGTTGCAGACGACCGAGGGACGCGCCTTTGCGGTTATCCCAAGCGAACACACCAGCGATGGTGAAGATTTCGCCGTCAGCAATCGTCGCGTTGGCACCGAAGCCGTCAGCAGCAATCGTCTGCGTCAGGAAGCGGCCATTGGTCGTGGTGGACTGAGCAACCGCCGTGTAGTTCACGTTCTGGGTCGCGCCGTTAACCGCGCCGTTGGTGCGGGTGCCGGTCGTGAAGGTCGGAACCTGCTGCGTGAACATGACTTTCATGCCAGCAAGCTCACGGACCTTGGAGTTGTTTCCGAAGGTGTTGAGGATTGCAGCCTGCGAGTCAGCGGCAGGGCGGATGGTTTCCGCCATGTACTTGCCGAGGATCGACATATCGCTGTAGGGCAGGACAGCGAACATTTCACCGTCCGGAACGCCCTCTTCCTTCAGGCGCACGTAGCCGTCCAGAATTGCGTCGATGTCGTTAACAGCCGTGCCGGGGGTGCCGGTCCAGTTGTTACCAGCGAGCATGGTGCTGGAGAGAAGCTGAGCGTCAACCTTTTCACCGGCGTTTTGGCCGATGGCGCGGAGACGGTCATCACGGAGAGCGGTGTCTTCGTCACGGATGTGTGCGAAGTCTTCAAACACGTAGTCAAGCGTGACACCGGAGTTCAGCGCGTAGATTTCTGCGCCGAGTGCCGTATCCTGCTGAGCCGCCGAAATGTCGGAAATCGCGCCGGTCCACGTCCGCATGTTGAAGCGGGGCGGGACACGCTCGATAACCTGGAAGCGGTTGGTCGGGCTGATTTTCGCTGCGGACTTGTCCATCCAGCGAAGCATTTTGGATGCGAAGAGGTTGTTCTCCATCGCGGCGCAAATGGCGTCCGTGACAAGAGCAAGCTGCGGTTGACTGTTAGGCATTTATTTTCTCTTTTTTGCCATGTGTTGCGGGAAGCCTTCAACATCCGCTCGTAGCTGGCATCGCTGTCCTTAGCGAACTGGCCGTTTGTGCCACGGGGTGTTGTCGGCATGGGTTTGGCAGTGGTTGTCTTTGCTGCCACCTTTGCCGAACCGGCGAGACGGGCAGAAATCTTTCCAAACTCAAGGGTTTGGTCCATCGGCTCCATGGCCGTGATTTTTTCCAGCAAATCCGGGTGCTGTCCCAGGTGGTAGAACACGTCTTCCGCGTTCTCCAACTTCACCAGCCTTTGTAAAGCCTGCGGTGATGGAGGCATCGCCATAAGGGCGTCTTGAACAACTTCCTCGAAATCGGAATACTTGTCAACACCCCGTTTACCGACAGCGTCAGCCGTGGCGGCGAGAGAAGCGTTTTCTGTCGTCTCTTGCGCCCTTTGGAGGTTGCTTTCCGTAGCGGTCCTGGCGGCGTGAATTGCCTTTTCCGCTACATATTCCTCGAATTTGTCCTGATAATCAGCAACCGCCTCCTCATATTTCGGATCCCAGCGACCAAGGTCGTAATTGGCCGGATTAGGGCGGGCGGGGGCTTTCGGTGCATCGAATGCGTCGTTTTGACGCGGCTGCGTGCGGAGAGTTTCGACTTCACGCTTAAGCTCAGCTACCTCAGCGATTGCATCGTCAGCAGCCTTTTTCGCGCGACGGGCGTAGAAAGCTTCACGGGCGGCAGCTTTTTGCTCCGGCGTATGCTCTGCGGCCTCGTCTGCTTTGGCCTCAGGCTTTGCCTCTTCAGCTTTGGCTTCCGGTTTGGCGGCAGCTGCTAGCTCAAGCAGGGCCGGAACCACAAACTCAGATTGAACGGGAGCCGCGTTGTCTTGAACGGACTGCTCGAAAGTTTCGTTTTCCATTAGTCTTTGCCTCCACTGGCGTTCGGTTTAGGGATAGGGGTCTTCTCGATTTTCTCGATTTCCGCGAGAACCTTGGCGGTCTGGGCAAGCAGCAGGTCCATGCGCTTGTCCATTTCCCGGATTTTTGCAGTCGTGATCCGGGCGTCATCTTCAGCCTTGAGCGCCCGCTCGTAAGCCTGGGATTTTTCAGACTGGGCCATTGAAAGTGCGGCCTCGGCTGCGGCGCGGGATTTCTCTGCGTCGGCAACCTTCTTGTCGATCTCCGCAGTAATACCCTGAAGCTCAAGCTCTTTCATCTTCTGGGCTTCAGCGGCCTGTGCCTCGGCAGCTTTCACAGCTTCCGGGTCATCCTTGTCCAGCACGCCGGAACGCTCACGGAGCGCCTTGGTAAGCTTATCGGTTCCAGGAATATTCAGGAGTTCGATAAGTTCCGGGGCTACCAGACCCATGAGTTCGGGGTTGGAGTTGAACATGGTTTCGTAGAAGGCAATTGCTTGTGCGCGCTGGGTGTCGGCTGAAGGGCCTGTGCTAACATCAACGGCGTAACGACCGATAGTAATATCTTCGGACTCAGGGTTATCTGGATCATTGAGAATTGCCTCTTTGGCTTTTCCGTCGTCACCGATGATTTTTTGAATCCGGGGTCCGTCGTAAACCTTCGGAATAATCTGATTGATGACGCTATAAAGCTCTTTTTTCGCGGCTTCGACCATCTGGTCATAGATCATGCCGCCGTTGTCAGCGATGTTCTGCTGTTGTTCCAGCGCGATACCGGAGTGGGGGGTCGATCCCTCAAGCCCCACGAGGCCCGGTTTCAGGCCGAAAATGTCGTAGATGGACTGCTGAGCCGCTTGCGTCTCAATAATCGCGGCTTGGTCAACTACGGGCGGGGCAACCTGCTCCGGCTTGGGTCCACGGTACTTCAGGACGCCGCCACGGAGGCGGTGAGCGTTGCGGTAGCCAGCTTCCTGCTCCGCCGACAGGGCGTCTTCCTGGGCTTCGTACTGGGCGCGGTTGCGGAACACGATGCGCTCGATACGGTCGGACTTGACGTAGTTATAGAAGCTCAGCGCGTCTTTCGCGAACGAAATCATGCCGTAGCGTTCCATACGCTCGCCAACCATCAGCATCCAGCCGGGGACACGGATGATGGGTACACGGTCGCAGTCGAGGATGTACGGCTCCCCAAGAATTTGAACGCCGTTGGTGACGACACCACGAGCATATTTAACCTGGGAGTCGCGGATAATCGGGGTTCCGTCTTTGCGGACGACTACCGTGTGAACACCGCCATCGGGAGCGGGTCTGGAATAATCGACCGGATCAATTCCGGTAATATCTACCGTCTCGCCGTTGGTCAGGAGCGCCAGGGTGCGTGTCTTTTCGTGCATGGTCCAGACAGTGGCGACACGAACTGTATCTTCCATAATCCAATCGCTGTACCCAACGGTGCGCTCGGGGCCGATGCCGACAGGAAGAGTAATGCTGGTAGCCGGATTATCGCCAACGCTGCCAATAGTCGCCTTGGGGTAGAGCTTCTCAAAATCCTTGCGGCTTAGCACGGTCTCCTTCATGACGCGGCGGGCGTCACGTCCCGTGGGCTCAACCGACAGGCCGTCCCAGATCACTGACCAGGGGTTGGGGTCTGTTTTAATGAAGATATCTGTTTCGAATACGTCTGCGTTGGCGTACTCGATGCATACTTCGTAGTTCGCGACCCCCGCAATAAGTTGGTTCTGGGACACAATACCATCCACGGTAGGGATGTTGCTGTTCCGCTCGATATTTCGAGTAAGTCCCTCACGGATGAACGCGATGCTGTCATATTGTTTGCCAGTGCTGATGGGAAGGATACGGGGTCCAATGCGACGGCGCGCACGGGCTCCCAGGCGATCCCGCAGCAGGCTGGGGACCATGTTAAAGGTCATCGCAGGAATATCGTTGGAAGTGCGCCACTTGTAGTCGGCGGCGGGCCACTGGTAACCGGCTGCATAGCGGGTGTCGTCAATGCCACGGTCGCGGTTGCGCTGGTCTGAGTCCAGGTCTTCCTGACGCCAGCCACGGATAGCCTCACAGAGAGCCTCCTCTGTCGGGAAATCCTCAAGCTGGAGGGTATTCGTGGTTTTCAAAGGCATTTAACTCATCCATCCTGATCCGACTGGCGGAAGCCCTGGAATACGCGGCAGGTTATTAAAAGGTTCTCCGCTTGTACCCATTACCGAAGGCTGGTTCAATGGCTGGACGTATTCGTCTGCAAAGGTGAGCCCGACCGCATCAAACAAGTCATGGGAGCGGCCCTTTAGCTGGGCTTTGGGGACAAGATGGAAGTCGCCCTCTTGATTGATAAACTTGATTTGCGGGGCGCAGAAGTCAGCCGTGATTTCTTCCTCATCGGGAAGGTCCAAGCCTTCAACCGACTGAAGGGCTTCCTTGACCCGCCACGCCATTTCAGCCTTCCGGTTCTTCGGCCCAGGCTTGTCCGGTCGCCTCAGTTTCGCTTGGCTCGTCGACCCAAAATTCACGGGCCGAATCAGGGTAGAATACTTGGGGTCGTCTCTCAGGGCGGATGAAAGGGCGTCCCCGTTCCCGCCCCCGCCCGCGTCGATGAAAACTCGGTCTGGCTTTTGGTCCTCGATAACCGCTTTTAGCCATTCCAAGCCTTCATTGAATTTAACTTTGGTGCGGTATTTTACGGATTTAACCTTCCTACCCTGCCTAACCGCGATAGTGAAGCGGTCCCCGCCCATCGAAGCCGGGTCAACGCCAATGACCACGGCACCGTGGGGCAGAATGTCGGCGTTACGCGCCCGCTGAACATCCACAGGGGAGATAAAGGCGTCTTCTTCGACTGCGTTAAAAGCATCCGCCACTGATAGCGGGAACTCGCGGCTCCAGCGAATAATGTTGCGTGGGCCATTCATCTTCCTCCGACGCCAGTAAATTTGCCCAAGCGTCAGGCCGTTAATCTCGTGAAGCTCGGCCTCGGACGGGAAAGCCTCGTTATCGCGCTCCTGCTGAAGCTCGAAATCTGCTGGCGGCTCGCTGTAGCAGCCTGGGTCTTTGTTCCACGGGACGAAAATCAGTTTGTATTCGGACGCGCCCTTGAGGCAATCCATGCAGCGTTCAAAGAAAGGGCCAAAGGGCTGTTTAGCCGTTCCTTCCAGCCAAATCTCAGTACCCGGCATGTCGGAGACGCAGTTTCCGATGCCTGACATTTGCTCTTCAAGGTTGTCGATTACCCCCGCTTCGGAAAGGTGTAGAAAGTTGATCTCGTCACCTCGGCCAGCATCTTCGGTTTCTGATGAATAAATGGCGTAGCGCGAGTCCATGCCGTCAAACTCAAGTCCCTTAATGTTAGCTGTCCCCAGGGGTGGGGCAAAGGGATTGTTGTCCTGAAAACGGCGCACGATGCGGTACAGTGCATTAACCGATGATCCCAAGTGCGCCATGATTGCCACGGAGACGCCGTGATTCATTGATGCGCGGTGATAGCCACGTCCCAGGATGTAGGTGGAAGCGCCTGCGCGGCGGTATTTCAAGGTGATCGCGCGCACAACGCCGGTTTCAGCCTTTTGCTTCTCGGCGGCGTTATGGATGATATGCTGGGTCGGCGTAAACGTAAGGGGAGCTAGCTTGCCACCCTTGTCGCGGAGTTTCAACGCCTGATCGCCAAACTGCGGATAATTCTGCCGCAGGAACGCCAAGCGCCTAAGTGCGGAATCTTCTCCGGAGTGCGGGGTAATCAGCAATAGTAGTCCCTCTTGGCAGAGGCGCGGTCTCGCAAGCGGTGGTCAAAGCCGCAACCGGGGGAGGGAACCGGGGAAACCGCGCCTCTTGTATTTTTCTGACCATTGTTGATTCTGTCGTCAATGGGGCTTGCGAAAGTTTTTTTTGGGTCTATGTTCACTCGCTCACGCTGGTCGGGATAGGGGTAGTACCTGAAGCCAGCAGCGGCGTGAGGTCTAACGTGTCACTGTGGGATTCCTGCCGACACAACCCCGGTACTGAACACCCGAGGGGAAGCACAGGGTGGAGACGCACCAGTCTCCATAAAGTTGGGGTGGACCTACAGGCCGGTGCGGTACTGTAGGGTCTTATGGTCATACGGCGGCTCCGTTTAGGGCATGACACGACCTGAAGACATGGTGACTAACCCGGTTTCGGCTGGGATTAGTCGTACTATGTCTTCAATCACCGACTCACCATTTAGAACATTTACGAAGTAAGGTAGTATAGAATCTACAGCTTAAGTTGGAATACAACATAGAGCTTTATGTTTCGCGGAATTCGTTTTGTAAGTAACACAGGCATTTACACCTTCCACGTCTTTCTGTATAAGGACGCATGGAGGCTTTTTTGCTGACGAAACCGCCCAAACCACCCGTTATTGTTGCTGGCGATCCGCTAGCCATGTCGCGCATCAACAAGAAGCATATTAACGATGCTTTTGAGCGCATTGGTGGCCTGGATCGTCTGGCTGACGAAGCCGATAAAGACCCGAAGTGGTTTATCGAAAAAGTCTGGGTAAAGACCATCCAGCCCGAGAAAATCGAGATTGCACGAGAGAAAACCGTCGCAGAGCTTCTGGCTGAGCTAGACGCCGCGATGGAGAACAAAACACCACAAATCGAGGGACAAGTGGTTTATGACACTGACTTTGAAGAAAACAAAGACTGAGCTTCTCACCAAGGACGTGGAGCGCAGGGTTGCCTATGCTATTTCTGTGTTCATGGGCGACACCGAGCCTAATTCTCGTGATTGGCTCCCTGAGGCCAAAACTGTCGTTTCCGCCTACGTCATCGGTCAAAAGCCCGTTGTAGCCGCTCAAAGGCTGCTTACGTGGCACTGCGTCGATATGGGCATGCCAGAGGAAGACCTGTGCGAGCTTTCCAAGGAAGACGCTGAGCCTTTCCTGCGGCACGCAATTGCTGGGTATTTCTTCCTGGTTGGGGTGGACAAATGATCATCCTCTGGCGTGCTCGCGGCATCAGATTCAACAACCATATGGATGCCTGCCACACGAGTCTTGACGATCTTTATAGTATTGGCGTCTGGCATGATTGCAGCGGCTATGGTCGCGGCAAAATAATCGGAATGCATTGGGAAAAGGGTAGACTATGACTAACTTCAACGAAATGTGCGAAGCGTGGCGCGGTCGCCTGATCTACATGGCCAAGAGCCGCCGTTTCATCGACATGCAGACGAAAATGCACCGTCACGGCGTTGGTGCTGCGGTGCCTATCCTGGTCGGCATGTTCCCGGATGCAGATAACGTTGAGCGTCTGGCTCGTGGCTTCCTGGCTGACAGGCTTTTCCACAGCGTTGAGACTGAGGACTATTTTCCCGGCGAAGGCCAGATCGTGGAACGTGACGGCGCGCTGTTTGCGAACACATGGGCTGGCTGGCACGCAGAGGATGGCGACGTTGAACCCTTCACAGATTTCCTTAATGCACTCTTTCGCCGCTCCAAAGTGGACGGAGAGCGGCTACTCTCGATGGTGGCGTTTCGGGCTAGAAACCCTACTACTCATGTGCCTTTTGCAGCCGTACTCAGTGGGCCTGAGGGTGACAACACACTGGCTCTCAACGCGCTAGAATCTGCCTTCTCCCCTTACGCAGCGTATGTCAGCCCCAACCACGTCAGGAACGCCTATCGCTCCTGGATTCGGGACGCAAGCCTAGTTGTGGTCCAGACTGGCGACGAAATGTTCCAGAACTGGGCGGCGCGCGATGCGTTTACCCAGATCGTAACGTCGCCTACGGACGTAAAGTCTTCCAATTTTGCCGCGACAAGCCAGCGTCACGACCGCAACCAGTTTTTTGCGATCATGAACACGTCCCCCGGCGCTGACGCCCAGGTTCCCAGCCGCTCGTGCTATTATCTCGTGTCAACCGAGGCTGTGCCGGAAGCTGTAGCCGATAAGCTACGAAAATTCATTTCTGAGGGCGGTGGCCGTAAAATCATGGCGTGGCTTCTCAAGCGCGACCTAACCGGCTTCAAGATGCCCAACGAGGCACCTGAAACCGGCGCGTCGTCCATTATCAGGCAGGAGCAGTTGCTTCCGTTTGAGCGCCTTGCGGAAGACATGCTGGAGTCGCCGGTCAACCGGGTCGCCGTATGGGTCAGTGAGTCCCTGGCCTGGGCCAACGCAATGCTGGAGAAGCAGGAGCGCGGCCAGATCGTCGGAAAGCAGGACGTGTGGCGCGCTGAACAGGTAATTGCTACGCTGCCCGAGATCACAATCCGCCCGTGGTATACGGCTGAAGAAATCTCGCTGATGTTCCCGCACGTACAGACCGCTCGTGTCGAAAAGCACCTGCGGCCAGCCTGTGTGAGCAAGGAACTGCGCTCAGGAGGGCTCCCCTATCTGTCACCCACAGATAGTCCAAAAGGCTTTGTGCGAAACGGCGTCCACAAGCACTATTTTATCGTCTCTGAACACGAACGCTGGCTTGACCCGCTCACGCAAGAGCAGTTTGATGCCGAGTGGGCAAAATTCCCGAATTACCGCGAATATGCCGAACAAATCAATTCCAGAGGCACCTAAGCGTGTCGCGTGGCCCGCTGCGGTAAAGCGAGCAGTCCAGGAGCGTTCCGGTGGCAAATGTGAGTATCCTGACTGCGCTAAACCGGGTGCGGAAATGGACCACACCGTACCCGTGGCCATTGGAGGGCAATCTACACTGTCGAACTGCGTATTACTCTGCCGGGACCATCATGTTCAGAAAACACGACTGGACATCAAGCTCATCGCGAAGGGCAGACGCATACGAGCCAAGCACTTTCAGTCAGATGACAACCGCGATGCTAAGCAGAAGAGCCGTATAAAATCACGCGGTTTCGATAAGAATTTTCGGAAAAAAATGAATGGCAAAGTCGTCAGAGTCGAAAAAAGCAATCTGGATGAAGCGGGAGGGGAACTCACTCGTTCCAGCAGATCGCGAGTCCATGAACCGGATGGACGAAATAAAGCGCGACCACCTTGTGATGGTGACCCTACGCCAGCCGAGAAATCCTAGACAGCACAGGATGGCTTGGGGCCTTGTTCGCGTTGCTCACGACAACCTGGCCAATTTCGACAGCGTGGAACACCTGATGGATACCATCAAGGTCAACATAGGTTACTGCGACCGTGTCATATACCGCATGAAAGACATTGGAGACGTGGAACAGCTCATGCCCAGGTCGATGGCATATGAATCCATGGACCAGCTAGAATTTGAGGAATTCTTTGAGCGTATGCTGGATTACATCTGCGTGGTGCTGATGCCGGGGGTGGACCCTATGGAGCTTCGCTCTCGGATCGGATAATCAGCGGCCCGCACAGTTCGTGCCATTGCTTGAAGCGACCGAATATCCACGCCTTGGCCCAGGCTGGCGAGAAATTGTACTGGCCCGGAGAAACACCCGTGTAGGTGTCAACCGAGTCGCTCCACATGAAGCTCCCGAGCGCCGGTGGCTCAAGACCCTCGCAGTAAATCCTAGCTATTGCTATGAGGTCTTTTGTATCCGAAGACGAACTCGAATTCGGCGTCTGACATGCCGCCAGAATCGACAACGTCACCGACAGCGCCGTTAGCTTTAGCAACTTTAGCACGCTCTGCTTCCTTTTCGATGTGGGCGCGGCGCAACTCTGCCTGTGCAGCATCCTTGCGTTCCTGCTTGAGCGCAACCTGGGTTTCAGCGGTCTTCTTACCGTGCAGGAAGATACCAGCCAGTACGCCAATGACGGCGACGATACCCGCGATGATGGATTCGATGCTCATATGGTTATTCTCGCCTTTTTGAAAAAGATTGCAAGTTTGCTCTTGCAGAAAAGTTCTAGCGGTGCCATATAACTCTTATCAGCAATGGAGGAACTTTTGCTCAATCAAGTGAATGTCAGCGGTCGTCTTGCCCGTGATCCGGAAACCCGCCAAGTGGGTGACACCAGCGTCACGAACTTTACTCTCGGCGTGTCCGAGAAGTTCAAGGACAAGAAGTCCGGTGAAATGAAAGAAAAGACTGCGTGGGTTCGCTGCCAAGCCTGGGGCAAGATCGGTGAGATCGCCGCAGAAGGCCGCAAGGGCGATGAGGTTGTCATTTCCGGCAAGCTCGAAACCCGCACATGGGAAGACAAGGACGGCGGTAAGCGCGAGTCCATGGAAGTCAACGCCTGGGGCGTGTTCGTGGTCGGCAAGCGCGCAGACAAAGCGGCTGGCAAGTCCACCGGCAAGGCCGAACGTCCCTTTGACGACGAAATCCCGTTCTAAAGATAGGGGCGCGGCTCCTTTCAACGCAAGCGTGCCGGTCAGCGCGCGTATCAGGTATGGCTGAGATATTACGATCTGTAGTCCGTTTCGCGTTCCCTTCATGGTAGTGCGGACAAGCCATACAAGACCGGACATTATTCAAGGGGCCACATGGAAATAAAGAAGCGCACGGCTGGGGGTAAAACCACAGTCAGCAGCATGAAGGGCCTGAAATTCCACGGCAAGCACAGGCTGGAGCCCCTAGAGCCCGAGGCTGGAACACCCCTGGAGCTTCTAAGCCCGGATCAATGCAGATACCCGGTTACCACTGATCGTCCCCATGGATTTTGCGGGGAGACAAAAAAACAAGGAAGCCCATATTGTGACAAGCACCATAGTATTGCCCGAGAACCTGCCACCGGATTTAAGATCAGCCATTTCCCTCGTAGCTGAAGACGGCCTGAGCCGCAAAGCCGCGTCAAACATCACCGGCGTGCGCGTTGAGCGTATCGGTCGCGCCATGACCAAGCTGGGCCTCGGCAGGTCGCCCACCAAGGCTGTTCAACTCGCCATGGAAATGATCGCTGGCAAGGGCATCCCCCCGACCCAGGCTCGCCTTGCTACCGGCTGCGATGACGAGCAACTGAAATACTGGCTGGCTCGCCGCAAGATGACGCCCCGGCAGATTTCCAGGAAGGAGATCGTTCAGGCGGCGGCACTGGAAAACAAGACGGCCCGTGAGATCGCAACAGAGAACGGCTGGTCATACGAAGGGGTGCTTAACCTCGCTCGCATGATGGGAATCAAGCTTCCGAAGCGCAGCCGCGTTAACTCTGAACGGGAAGCGACAATCATGCAACGCTACGTGGAACTCGGCTGCATGGTCAAGACGGGCAGAGAGTTTGGCTTGACGAGATCAAGAATTCATCAGATCGTAAAACGCAACAGGGATGGAAAATAATGTCAAACGTAAAGAAGTTTCCAGGCAAGCCGCTGCTTACCAAGTGGCAGCAGGTCATGAACGAGAACATGCCTCAGGACGGCGCGCCCATGGACCCCGTGATGATGGCGGCGCTGCACTCCGTCTTCATGTTCGGCGCTCTCGCTGTGGCAACCGAATTCTCGAATATGGAAGAGGGCAACGTTGAGCAGGGCGTCAAGGAATTGACGGAAGAACTCAATACCTGGGCCGACACGATGCGCCTCGCCCAGATGCCCCTGGCTACGGCGGCGAAAAACTAATGCACTACGCAGTCGCCTTTGCATGCGCCTTTGCCGCTATTTTGCTGAAAGTATTCCAGCAGAAGAACGTCATTGGAAATCACTACAAAGCGGCTTTTGCTACCAGCCTTCTGCTTACTTCCTGTGAGGCGGCTATTGTCCTCGTGGTCGTGAGCGGAGGCTGGGATGTAATTATTTCCACGGCTTTTGGTGCTGCATTTGGCGGCACTACGGGAATGTGGCTGCACAATAAATGGAGATCACGAGTTGACTAATGATTATATCCCTCAGGACAGCAAGCGCCGCAAGATGGCCCCAATGGCTACGGGGCTACTCGACTATTTCCCCGCCGCGCTCTTTGCAGTCGCAGAGCACAGCCACTCGTCCAACGACAAGCACAATCCGGGGAAACCTGTTCACTGGGCGCGCGACAAGAGTAGCGACCATGCGGATTGCATCGCACGGCACTTGGTAGAACGTGGAGGGTTTGATGCTGAGGGTCGCCGTCATTCCGCCGCGCTGGCTTGGAGGGCGTTGGCGCTGCTCCAGGACGAGTTGGAGCGTGAGGGAGCAATGCCTGGGCGGGCCTCTGTATTTGGAAATGCAGAAGGACCACATAATACGCCCGAAAGTGTGCTGGACCTGGAAGGCGGATACATAGGAATAATGAGGGACGCGCTGTGAAAAACGTCCTCAGCACTATCGTGACTATAGCCCTGGTTTCTTTCGTTATGTGGATCGTGACAAAATGAAAATCCTTATTTCCGCTGCCCTGCTTTTCGCAATCAGCACATGCGCGGCAGTTATTGTTGGCATGAACGCAGCCGGTAGAACGGCCGCCATCTGGGAAGACGTGGGCAAAAAGCTCATTGACGCCATGGAGAGCGTGTGATGAATACCGGCGATCCAAAGAAAGACGAGCGCAGTCGCAAGCGCCTAGTCGGCGTCCACCCCAAGCTGGTCAGGCTGATTAATGATTTTGCTGCGAGTGTATCAGCCCCCGTATTCATTGTTACCGAGGGTCTACGAACCGTGGATCGCCAAAGGGAGCTTGTTCAAGCTGGGGCCAGTCGCACCATGGCGAGCAAACACCTTGTGGGGCGGGCTGTGGATTTGGCAGTCGTGGTAGGCGGCGAGGTTCGCTGGGACTGGCCGCTCTACGCTACTCTTGGCGCTGCGCTCAAGGCCCATGCGAAAGACGTGGAAATTAGTATCATCTGGGGCGGCGACTGGAAGACTTTTCGTGACGGGCCGCACTTTGAGCTAGCATCGCATGAATAGGTGCGTTGACTGCAAGTGCATGAAGCCGGTCAGCGAATTCCCCTGGGATAAAGGCGCATTAAATCCCAGGAAATCGTGCAAGGCTTGCCGGTATGCCTTCCGGAATAAGGAAAAAGAGGCTATACGCCGTAGAGAATACAAGAGGGAACAGCGTGCGATACTTCAGCGAGCGAGAGAGGCGGATAAAAATCTGCCGGAAAATAGCCCACCAGGGCGGGTCTGTTGAGGATTGCTTGGTGCAACTCGGCAACGTCCAGCGTGAGGCTTTACGATCCTGGCTTGGCATTCATGATCCCATGACCCTTCAAATGCTGGGGGTGAAAAAACAGGGGGGTCCAACGATAAGCGCCGCAAGGGCAAAAGCAAGGATAGCTGTCTGTGAACGTATCGCTTCTGAGGGTGGCACACTTAGGGATGCCGCTGGCGCTTTGGATACCATTACTCCAAATGGGCTATACTCCTGGCTACGAACCTTCGCTCCAGAAACATTCAGGCGCATCTGCGGAAGGAAGGGCGACAAAGGCAGCAATCTACAACTGCGAGGGCCACGCGCCGCCTACCGCATCAAGCTTATTCAGGAACTTGGCTACACCCTAGCCGCCCGCCGCCTGGGGATGCACCCAACGGCTGGCCGGAATGCGCTCTATCACTGGCTCCGCTACCGGAAAAAAATAGGCGTGACACCGGAGCATGTCGGGCCACCTCAGCACCTCAGGAGGAAGTAATGATCCTGCTTCTGGCAAATAAGATTTCCTGGCTCGGCTTCGCGATAAATGGCAGGGCTGGTACTCGCCACCGCTGGATGAGCGGGACGACCACGGCGTTCTCGATATGCGCCACGCCCTGGAGGAAGCAGTGGTAATTCTCCGGTTAAAAATTCAGGCGGTGTCGAACTCCCAAGGGAGAAACACATGAAGGTACTAACACCCTACAAGTATCCCGTAGCGACCCTGTATGGGGGTGACGGCACATGGACTTGCATAGACATATGGTGGTCTGGAACGCACTCCGCTACTGGCAGGTCTGCGACGGCTAGTGCCAGATTTCACTAGACGAGTTTTTGAAATTTGGGGTATCTGGTCACAGTCGTTACACGCCCAGCCCGCCCCAAGAAATTTCCCTCCCCCCCGTATGGTTACCAAACCCCTAATGCCACCGGAACGAACCGTGAACAGGCGCAGCGTGGTTAACGTGCTAACCATGCCCAACCACGTGCGATGTATGGTTTATGATCAATTAATATGATGCATTAAATTCCACGCAAATTAATGAGGGCCAGTAACCATGCTCTGGGTGGGGGCATGGCGTGGTTACTGAGTCATTAATCCGATCCATTTAATTCGCAGGAAATACGCTGAACATTTCATTTAATATTCAGTGAAATAATGCCCTTGCTCTGGGCAGGGGGATATGACCATGCGCCGTGCATGGGTTACGTGCGCGTCATACTGTGCGCCACCCAGTGTGTAAGATGTGGGGTGTGTACTGTGTGTAAGGTGTGTAAGTTTCGCGCGTTAGGCGAGCAATGGAGGGGCTAGGCGAGACGCAGCGTACCTGTTCCAAAAGTGTGCCAATTACATACGCAACGAAACGGGAACATGGCGGGAACAAAAGGGGAACAAAAGCGGGTGAAAACAGGAACATAACGTGAACTCTCACCCATGCGATTACACATCCCAGTCCATAGCTCTGTGGCCCAGACTTTTGGCACAACGCAGCGGGCTCCTAATGGCCATTTAGGGCTATCCCAGAAAAGCCCCGGAATTTCACGCAATATTGCTGCGAATAAATCTTATTGCTTTGTTAAGGTGTTTCTGGCACCTTACGCGCATGGGCAGGCGCACGACGCGCGTGCATTAAGGAGTAGGAAACCATGGCAACGCTGAAGCAGATGAAACAAGCCGCCGCAAACCTCAGGGCATGGCGCGAGCATGATAAGGTCCATGGCCTTGTGATGGTCTGGATTGCTTACAAGGACGGTACTCACACCACGCTGAATTCCCACACATACGAAGCAGACGCGACAAAGCAGCTTGAAGACTGGGAAGGCCGTTACCCCCACCTAGACATCCGTTGCGCGCGTATCCCCTTGGAAACCGTCCACAAAATGGTTGCCGACTCAGTCTCAATGCGTTTGGAGGCATAACCCCATGTCACCCATTTCATACGATCCCCGCGCCATGGAACAGAAGCGTCTGAACGCTGAACGAATTGAAAACCGTTCATTGTGCAAGCCAGACAAACCCCAGCTTCCCGGAATATTGTCGCTTGTTGGCTTCATTGGCTTTGTGAACCTCTTGGCCTCCCTCTTGCTTCCCTACTAGTTCTGACACCGCCTGAATTTTTATCCGATTAATCCCAAGGTTAGGAAAACCCAAATGACCGCTCTTCACCTCTCCGAACAAGTCATCCACGGACGCCCGCCGCTGGTTCTTACCGGCTCCATGACGTTTGATCACCGCCACAAGCTCCCGGCGCTGGGCGGGCGCTATAACCCCGACACGAACCCGAAACAGTGGGAAATGCCCGACACGCAAGAGGTCCGCGATTACTGGCAATTCATGCTGGAATGCGAGCGCAACGCGCCTCCGAAGCGTGGTCGTGGTCGCCCCCGGAAATACAACGCTGACGGCACCCCCATTGAGCCCCAGCAGGAAGCCCCGGGAGGCGGCATGCTCATTGGCGACAAGGACGGATATATCCTGCCCAACCCGGGCGAATATCACCGCGTGCCTCAAGAGCCCGACGGCGAGGACAAGGCGCAGCAGATCGCTCGCCTGCTGCGTGAGTTGTCAGGCGGCAAGGCGCAGGTTGATGAGTCCGAAGTGCGGGCAATCGTTGAGTCGTATATGGAGGCTCTTGGGGCTCAAATAGACGACATTAAAACGGCGCTCGAAGGCAAGAAAACCGAACGCCTTGAGATCATGCAAGGCGGGCAGAATATCCGGGTCCTTGAAGGTCTCACGCATGCCAAGCTTTCGACGCTGATTCGCTGCCTCTCAGTGGGTCTCAACGTTTGGCTGTCTGGCCCCATGGGCGCGGGCAAGACTCGCGGTGCAGAACAGGCGGCAGAGGCGCTGGGGCTCTCGTTCGGCATGCATGGCGCAATGACGATGGCGTATGAGTTGACGGGCTTTGTGGACGCCTCCGGGCGCTACCATGACACGCCATTCGTGCGGGCTTTCCGGGATGGCGGACTCGTCCTTCTCGATGAGATCGACGCGGGCTCTAACGAGGCGCTCCTCGCTCTCAATGGCGCTCTGGCAAATGGCGTGATGTGCCTCCCCAATGGCCAGAACATCCGCAAGCATGCTGACTTCCGTTGCATCGGCGCGGGCAATACGTTCGGCGGGGGCGCGACCCACGAATATATTGGCCGCACGAAAATTGATGCCGCTTTCTTGGATCGCTTTGGAGCCAAGATTGCATGGGGCTATGACGCCGCTCTGGAACTGGCCATCGCCTCCAACAACGCATGGACGGCGCGCGTACAGGAAGCCCGCACGAAAGCAGCAGTGGCGGGGCTCAAGGTCGCGATAACCCCGCGCGCCTCTCAGGCTGGCGCTCTCCTCATTGATGGCGCGGGCTTCACCCCTCAGGAAGCGGCGGAACTGACCTACCTCGCCACGCTCTCCGCAGACCAGCGCAAGCTCATCGGAGCCTAAGCCAATGACCTACCAAATCAGAACCGGCATGCCTCCAGAGCGCACTAAGGGCTACACAGCCCTTATCTGCGAGAGCCTTTCCGACCTCGCCCAGTATCTCGACGACAACGAAAAGGCAGGCTCCCTCATTCATTCCGACTGGGGCTTGCGTGACGTTGCCCGGGCATCCCTCCACACTGGCGACTCTGCCCTTGTGCAGCGGGCGGAGAAGCTCCTAACGAAGATGGAAGCCCCTGAGATCATGGGCCAGTCTAATCGCTCCGAGCTAGTCTCCAGCGTCTCAGGATGCTTTGCCGATGTTCCGGCGTACCTGTCGGGCGCTCCTAATTCGATGCGCCTTAAGCGTCGGCGCATTGAGCTAAAGCCCCTCAGGATCGTTGTGGACGTGACCAGCAGTGCGAACGTCAACGATGACACGCTGGAACGGCGCGGCATTGCCACGCTGGCCCTTCTCCGCCGCTTGGAGACAGCGGGCTACAGCGTCGAGCTATGGCTTGTCGAGGCTCCTAACAGCGCCCCGGGCTTTACGTTCGTCCGCATGGAGACCGGCCCCATGGACCTTGCCCGCTCATGCTGGGCGCTCGCATCGCAGCAGTTTGCCCGGGAGTGCGCTTTCTCCGCATGCGCTACTGTGGCCAAGGGCAGGGACGGCGCGTGGCCATGGTTCAACTCACGCTGGCATGGCTTCCCCAAGGCTCAGCAGCAGACGTTCGCCATGGCGCTGGAGTGCGAGCCAGAGTCCATCCTGCACATCCCGGCGCTGTATAACTCAGTCGAGGCTCAGCCCTTCACGACGGACGCCGGGGCGGTCAAATGGCTGAACGATCAATACGCGGCGGCAATCGCCCGAACAGAGGAGTCGAACTAATGGCCAAGCAATACACAGTCACGGAAGCCCCGGTCCCCGCCGCACTGGCGGGGGCTAGGGAAGCCTTCGAAACAGCCCGGGCGGAGAATTATGCCGCCTACACTAAGGCGCTCTCAGGGGCCAAGCCTTCGCAGCACCGCGCTATATATGCGGCATGGCGCGGGCGCTCTCACTCATACATCGACGCCTATGAGGCGGCTAAGAAAGCAGCGGGCTGGAACCCCAAGTAACACGAATCGCGCGCCTGTGGGGACAAGCTTGGACCTAACCCCTGAAGCCCCGGCCATGGGCGCGCGACCTACCCCCATTCATGCCCAACCGTAAATAAGGAATTATTCCATGTCTGAATTTATCCGAGTTATTATTATCGACCCATTCCGCGAGACCGTCACAGAGGCTCAGCTAGAGGCTGGCGATTATCGGGCGATTTATCCGCTCATCGACTGCGACACCTTCGATATTGCCCGCACCATGGGCGAGGATTGGATACCCGCTCACTATTCCATGCACTGGGATATCAAGGCCGTCGAGGCCATGCGCCGCGCCTCGATTGACGTTTACTGCGATGATGAGGGCCTGTTTAAGCTCGCGCCGCTGTACGCCACCATGCTCCCCACTGGCCAGCCCCTAGCCGGTAAGCTCATGCTCGCGTCGAGCAACGATGAGGGCGAGACTGTCGGCCTGCCCGACTTCATGACCGTCGAGGTAGTCGCACGCGCCATCTCGTTCGGAACCATGTCGCCCGTCTGATCTGTCAGCATTCCCCCAGGCATCGACCACCGCCTGGGGGATTTATTCGGAGGATATTATGCGATTAAATTATCAGCAAAAGTCCGAAGCTTCGCAGGAAGAGCCCGCCGAGCACCGACCACACACGCCAGTCTCGGCATCCATCGGCCTGATTGGCGAGCGTCGGCGTAAGGGGTGGATTGTCCCCGGTCCGCGTCGTTCCCCGCCTCGCCCTCTTTTCGACTAAGCGTTATTGATTCGTCAATCCTTTAATGCCACAGTCTGACATCGGCCCCCGTACCCAACCCAAACACGAAGGAAAATAAACCCATGTCTAAGCCCGCCACATATGAGCGCATCTCGGTCCTTGATCGGTCCTATACTTAGCCTGAGAGCATCGCCTCGGTGCTTCGTGACATCTTCGCACCCGTGGACCGCGCCTTGCACGATGAGTTGTTCCTGATCGCCGCTGAGCTTCAGAACATTCGCAATGAAATCAAAGGAGGATTCTAATCATGACCAAATACTACAAGGGCGTCCGCTATGAGAGCGGCAACATATCGCTCGTTGACGGCAAGGCATATGACTCCATCGGCGCGGCAGCTTGGACCGCAGAGGAAATCAAGGCGCACGCATATCAGGACACTGATCACGCCGTGATCCTGACTGTGGTGAAAGCCTATCAGACTGAAACCCTAGTCGTGGAGGTTCAATAATGATCACCGTATTCTGGACCATGGATTACAAGGACGGCCAACCTTCTGTCGATCATTACGCTGTCTATGAGACGCAGGCTGAGGCCGATGCTCAGGTTGAAACCCTCAAGGGCTGGCAGTCCTGCTATTGCTGGGGCATGGGCGAGGTGCAGAAGGCGTCACAGCCCCACTGGACGCTCACTGAGGCGCAAATAGACGCCATTATCGAGAGCGCCGTGAAGCAGCGCGCCGCCGATATGTGGGCCGCTACCGTCATGCGCGCCAAAGCAGCCGAGAGGGGCGAATAATGGGACCGTCAATGAAGGACCTTGTGCTGGGCAATTACGATGGGCTGGAGGTATCGGCCTGCATCGAGACGCCCGAATATACGGAGCGCCTTGAGCCCGGAGACGATCACTCTGAGGCGAGCTTCTGGACGGTCTACGGTCACTGCCCTCAGGGTGGCGTTGAAGCCCTGTGGGATTTCCCTAGCTTCAAGTCAGCCAAGGCGTGGAGCATGGAAATAATGGCGAAAAATCCCTGCCTGTTGAAGCACGGCGTTTTTTATTACAACAAGGAGGACGGCTACTGTGACTGAAATGAATTGGGAACGCAGCACCACGGATATTTGCCTTTATTCCCCATTCATGGCGCGGGCGCTCTTGTCCCTGCCCATGGTGGAGGACAACTCGGAGCGCAATCCGACCATGGCGACCGATGGCAAGCGGATATTATTCAATCGAGCATTTACGGAGAAGCTGACGCCTGCCGAGCGTGACGGCGTGCGCGTGCATGAGGTGCTGCATGTCCTGCTAGGGCATCACGTCAGGATGGGCGCGCGTGATCCTACCCGCTGGAACGTCGCGTGTGACGGGGAAATCAACGCCTACGTCGATGACTCGGGATATACGCTCCCGGCTGGCGCAATTCGCTTCCCACAGTGGGCGGGGAAATGCGCGGAAGAAATTTACGACCTTCTCCCGAATAATCAGAAAATGCCAGCGTGGGGGACGGTATCACAGGCTGCTGAACCCGGCACGCCAGAACACGCGCAAGCCATGGACGACTGGCGCAAGCAGATGGCTGGCACGTCATGGAGCAACATGCCTGAGTCAATTGGTCGGGCGATGAATAATCAACTGAAGCCCAAGCCTGATCTGGCTGCACACGTTGCTGCATGGCTTCGGTCCTCGCTCCCCGGCGATGATGAGACATGGGCTCCGCCTTCCCGGCGCTGCTCCCTGCTCCCATCGGACGATAATAAACCCTCGGGGCATGTGGTGGCGTGCGTGGACTCGTCTGGCTCTATCGACGACCAGGTATTAATTCGATTTCTTTCCAGCGTCGCAGGCATGGCTGACGTGGGTCGCCTCGATATTATTATTGGCGGCTGCGCTGTGGACAGTTTTTGGGAGGACGTTGATTTGGATAAAATTAAATCAATCGCATCGGAAGCCCATAACGGCGGCGGCACCGACTTCAAGCCCCTCTTGGATTATGCCGCGCGCCTCGGCCCTGACGCCATCGTCTACGTCACGGACGGCGAGGGTGACTTCGGCCCCCCGGTCCACGTTCCCACACTATGGGCCATGTCGGGAGACATTGTTGCGCCTTGGGGCGATACGATGAGGCTCAAGGAGTAAGATACGGCTTGACCATCCGGCACAATCCGTGCATCGCTCTTGACAGGAGGTATACCATGGACAATCTCGACACCGCGCTGCAATGCGCCAGCCCCGCTAACCCGGTCCTCCTGATCGGTCCCCCAGGTGTTGGTAAATCGGCCCGCATCGAAGCATGGGCCAACGAAATGGGATATAAGCTCCTCATCGAGCATCCCGTTATCGCGCAATCGGTTGACTATCGCGGCCTTCCCGCAGTCGTGGATGGGGAGGCTCACTGGCTCCCGCTGGGTGGCCTCAAGGAAATCTGCAAGCCCAAAGGCCCGTCTACCGTTGTCCTCTTGGATGACGTGGGACAAGCTTCACCCGCTGTTCAGGCGGCGCTCATGCAACTGCTGCTGGCGCGCAAGCTGGGCGACATGCATATCCGTGACAACGTGATTTTCGTGCTCGCCTCTAATCGCGCAAGCGATAGGGCAGGCGTTCGTCCGCTGCTTTCGGCGCTGGTCAATCGCTGCATGATCGTCAACGTGAAGGGCGATCCGCTTGAATGGGCAAATTGGGCAATTAAACAGCCTGATATTCATCCCACCATGCCAGCCTATGCACGCTTTCGTGGCTCTGACTGCTTCGTGGACACTGTGCCTGACGAGCCCATGACTCCTTACTGCACGCCTCGCTCGCTTCACTTCGCTGGCAGGCTGGTCAATCAAGGCGTTACGAATATCGAAATGCTGGGCGGCTGGATCGGGCAGGCAGTGGCGGCTGACTATCGAGCCTTTGCTGACGCTATCGACAAGCTGCCAGGAATAGATGCTATTCTTGCCAATCCTGATCAGGTCAAGAAAATCAAGGATCACGGGTTGCTCCACGCCATTGCGGCGCTGGCTTCACGTTATGCCGAGAAGAAGCCCGATGCCGTTGTCAACCTTGCCGAGACAATGGGCGGAGGCTGGGGCTTGGTCACTATTTCGAGTGCTGCGGGATATTACCCGGAGTTCAAGAAATCGAAAGCCTTCACCAAGTGGGCAATCGCTCACAAAGACCTTCTTTAATAACCATTAACGCGGAGAATTAATTATGTCCGTCAAAAAAGGCGACATCGCAGAAGCCATCGCCGCCAATTCAGGTGGCGAACAATTCCAAGGCCCGAAGCCTACAGGCGGCATGCAGGGAACACGGGACACGCTGACTATCGGCGCTAACTACGTGGTCCGCACGGTCACCATCGCCTGCATCGGGAAGCTCGTCGGGATTTCCCATCTCGGCGCGAATACTTTCCTTCACTTCGACCACTATACGTGGGTTGCCGATTTCGGTGATTTCAAGCAATCGCTGAAGACCGGCAAGCTCCAGAAGGCCGACACGCTCCCCGGCGTCATCCTCGTCGCCGTGGCCCCCATCGTTGACATTCACGCTTGGGATCACCCGCTGAAAGCCTACGCTTAACCCCCCGAAGACTAACCCCGCGCTCGGACCAGGGGCGCGGGGTATTTTTCAGGAGGATAAAATGATTACCACCCTATACCGCCACGACTATCACAATCGTCGCTCGGCTCACCGCGCATACGGGCGGCTGGAGCATGTCGCTGGCGACACTTGGTGTTCCGTGTGGATGACACCCTCCGTAATTGCTTGGTATATGTGGAAACATGCTTGAATTAAGACCGCACCAAACACGGGCTGAGCAGCGCGTAGAGTTCGCCATTGCAAAGGGCGAGACGCGCATAGCCCTGCAAGCCCCTATCGCATTCGGGAAGACCGCCCTAGCAGCCGTGCTAATGAAGCGCCGCGCTGAGCGTGGAGAGCGCACCATATTCGTTGCCCCGGCCCTGTCACTGATAGACCAGACCGTGGAAAGGTTCTACCAGTACGGCCTCAGTGACATTGGTGTTATGCAGGCCCAGCACGTCATGACGGACTCCCGCCGCATCGTGCAGATCGCATCGGCCCAGACATTAATGCGCCGGAAAATCCCGCAAGCTTCCCTGGTAATTATTGATGAGTGCCATTTACGTTTCGGTTTTATTTCAAAGTGGATGGCGGAACCCGACTGGAAATCCGCTCCGTTCGTGGGACTATCCGCGACTCCGTGGAGTGTCGGACTCGGAAAAGACTACAAGAAACTTATTGTGGCGTCCACTATGCGAGAGATGGCTGAAACCGGCTGGCTGAAGCGCCTCAGGTATTTCTGCCCTATCAAAATTAATGCCGATAATATCAAATTAATTGCTGGCGACTACCACGAAGGCGAGCTGTCGAAGGTTTCCAGTACACGGACGATCTTGTCGGACACAGTGAAGCAGTGGAAGGAAAAAGCCGATGGGCGCCCCACTATTAGTTTCTGCGTGGATCGCGCTCACGCACAGGCCATGCAGTCAAGATTTGTGGAATCCGGTGTACCGTGCGGCTACATCGACGGGAATACGGACGCGATGGAGAGAAAGCGGATCGGGCTTCAGCTTCAGTCTGGCGAGATTAAAGTGGTTACGTCCGTGGGATGCCTCATCGCAGGGCTAGACTGGACGTTCGTAAATTGCGTCCTGTTTGCGGTGAAAACAAAATCCCGGATTAAATGGGTCCAGGGGATCGGGCGCGGGATGCGGCTTCACACAGGCCAGGAAGATTGCCTCCTGCTCGACTGCGCCGGTAATTCATCGCTCGGTCACCCCTACGATATCAAGCAGGAGTGGCTGGACATGGGGGACAAGGACTCCAAGGAGCGCAAGAAGAAAGAAAAGGACGAGCAGAAAGAGCCCCGCAAGTGCTCAGAGTGCGGCGCTATGTGCCAGCAAGGAGTGCTAGCCTGTCCTGAATGCGGACACGAACCAAAACGCCAGAGCGAGGTTGTGGAGCTTAACGCCGGGATGCGCGAGCTTGGACCGGGCGGAAAAGTGATCGGAAAGCCCGACAAGATTGCATACTTGGACAAGCAAGTGTGGTATTCTACCCTCAAGGGCATAGGTATTGCACGTAAATACAAGCCGGGATGGGCTGCTAACCAGTTCAAGGAAAAGTTCGGGGAGTGGCCCGACATGACTGTTCTTCATGACGTGGTTCTGGAGTCCGGAGCGCCAGAGGTGACATCATGGGTCCATTCTCGAATGATTAGATATCAGAAGGGCAAGCAGAAAGCTGCTCGCTCATTTAGCTAGGAGAAGCAAATGTCCGACAAGATCAAAGACCCCTACACCAACACGCCGTTCGGCGCTCAGGGCGGCAAGCTGGTTGGCGAGCCCCTTGGGAGGGGTGCCATCATGGCTAACACGTTCGCAATCGACAAGCTCATGGCGGCTCACGTCACTGTGCTGGCGGCTGTGGAGCGTGTGAAAAAACGCGGGCGGAATAAATTCCACAATTACGATTACGCCACTGAGGCTGATCTGGTCGCTGAGCTTCGTCCCGCTCTCGCTGCCAACGGTCTGGCGCTGTTCCCGTCGCAAACCGCCGTCACTGATACCGATATGTCGGGCAACGTGCGCGTCACGGTCGAATACACCTACGCTCACGTCTCTGGGCAAATCTGGCCGTGGCCCCTGATCGCTTACGGCGTCGGCAATGATCGCTCCAGCAAGGGCGTGGATGGCGACAAGGCCGTCTACAAGGCTCTGACTGGCGCGAACAAATACCTGCTGTTCAAACTCTTCCAGGTTGACACGGGTGATGAGCCCGAGGCTGAGACCACCAGCAAGGAAGACCTTCCCACGCAGAAGGAGGCCAAGTCAGCCGTCCTCACTCAAGTCGAGGCGTTCGCTGCACAGGTCGCCAAGCTCTTGAACGACGGCGCTACCCCTGCCGAAATCTACAAATTCGAGCAGGCGAACAAGTCACGCTTCGACCGCATGCGGAAAGAGTTTGGCGAGGTTCCGTCTGTCAAGGTCGTCTGCGAGCGAGTTGACAGCATTTACGAGAAGATGGGCTGATCATGGCAATTCTTTCCCTGTGGGAGACCGGCATTTATATGCAGCGCCCGCTTCATGCACACTCAACTTGGGCCAGAACACAGGCCAGCATTGAAC